GACTTCCTGAGCATACTTTTTAATTTTTTGATTTTCAAAGAAAACCAAGCCCATCTTATAGTTATCTAGTAAAAATTTCCAATGTCTATATTTAGAAGCAGATTTAATAAGCATAGTATTAGGTTTAAAATCATGAGTAGTAACAGCATAAACATAAGGAGAAGTAATATCATAATCATTACTAATATAAATTTTAGATTCTTTAAAATCATTCCATACACCATAATATTGGCCTTCATAAATAAAAGCAAAAGAAAATTGAGCCGTGCCTTTTTTCTTTTCAATAAAATTATTATTTTTATCCAATATCTTATTATTAATAGCATATTGTTCATAAGGAGTACCTTTTGCCAATTTGCCAATAAGAGTTTGTTCACGTTCTTTTCTAAATTCAGAAGAAGTAGCATATTGAAGCAGAATAGTATTTTCCTTAAAAAGTTTAATATCTTTTTTACCATAAGGTAGAGACAAATTAAAAAACAAAAATAGAGGAGAATATTCAAGGCCTTCAACAGCATTACCTAAAATAAAAATTTTAACATTAGAACGATTTCTGATAATAGAATCAAACATACCTAGTAGTATCATACCTTCATTAGGTAGATAATAACGTTTACCTTTTTCGATTGGATATTCATCTATAATAATAGTAGTAACATTCGTATAAGTAGCAGATTTTAGATCTTGAGCTTCAGTCATTCTTTTAGCATAACCAAACACCTGATTATCGCAATAAAATTTTTTATTATTGGCCTTTAATTCAAAGTTTAAATATTTTTCTTTAATATCATCAAAGAAATCTTTTTGCGAAAGAGAGGAACCATGTTCAAAGACAGATTTTAATTCATTTTCATATCTACGAATATACATAAATTGCTCTTTATGTTTAATATATCTATTAATAACATAATCCTTAACAGAAAAGGATTTACCATACCCACGTTCAGTAATAATAATATTAACTGGAACATTATAAGAAATAACTTTATCTAAAGTATAATAATGCATAAAAACACCTCAAAATTAAAAAATGAAGAGCAAATAATAAATGTTATAAAGTCAGCCACCACGCCAAAGGTGAACCTTCTTCAGGCTGGATTATCACCTATATAACTTCATATTAACAAATAAATTCGCTCTTCTATTTAAAAGGAGTAACCAAACAATGAATGATTAGTTACTAAAGCAATTATATCATTAAAAATAAAAAAGTCAATAAAAATAAATCAAAATAATTTTTTAAAAAATTTTTTAAAAAATTATTGACAAAATTTTTAAATATCTATATAATTTAATTAATCTAAAGAAAGGAGAATAAACAAATGAAGAGAGTAGTTGAAATATTAATAATATTAACAATTGTAGGAATTATACCATCATTAATTTTATTTTTAATTTATAAGTATAATTTAATAATAATATTATTATCAATCATCAGTTTAAAAAATATAATAAAAGGAGTGATAAAAGGTGAATGAAATTGAAAAATATTTAAAAGAGCAAATTGAAAGAATAACGAAAATAGGAAATCCAACATTAACAAATTTAGGCGAAAGATATGCATATGAAAATGTATTAAGAAAATTATGGGAGTGTGAAGCAAATGAAAAAAATTAATTATATTTATAGTGGAAAAGTAAAAGATTTAATTTTAGCATTAAATGTATTTGAATATGGAATAATTGTGAAAGGTAATACATGCATGTTTGATTTCGAAAAAATGTTAATATATTGTAAAAATTGTAAGAAAAAATGTGAGGAGTAAAGAAAATGAATAAATATATATATTTAGAAACAATGAATAGAATAATAAATTTAGAAGAAGCATTTTCAATAGGAAAAATAGAAAATAAAGATCAAAAGAGTATCTTTATATTATATAAAGACAACAAACAGTTAGAATTAGATTATTTAGAGATAAAAGATGATATAAATGAAGAAAAAACAAAAATAGAGCAAGATTTTGAAAAGATAAAAAATATAATATTTGAAGAAGAAAACAAAGAAATAGAAAAATTAAATCAAAAGATAAAAAACTTAGAATTTTTAATTAGTTGTTTAAAAATAAATAATAATAAATACCATAATATAAAACATATAATTGAGTCAAAGTCAATAAATAAATTAAACAAAATAGAAAAAATAGTAAAGAATTAGCAGAAGTAAAGGAGATGTTAGAGTAATGAATATTTTTAATAGAAAAAAAGTAAAAGAGTTGGAAGAAAAAATAAATAATCAAAAGAAAGCAATTTATGATTATAAAAAACATATTGAAGATACAAACAAATTAAATAAAGACTTATCAAATAGTTTGAATATGCAATTAGAAGAAAATAAAAAGTTAATTGAATGGGTTATAACTATTTTAAAAGAATTTGGAACAATAGATGTAAGAGAACCTCATATACAAATACCAGTTATTAATAATGGGGTAACATACAATTCTATGTTATGCGGTACAGTAAAAGAAAAAAGAATTGAAATACCCTCAATAACAATAGTAAAAAGAGAAATGATATAGATGTTTTATATGATAAATTTATAAAAAAGGAGAATTAATAAATGATAATTAAAAGTAAAGAAAAGTCATATTTAGTAATACCTATAGAAGAAATATTTGATGAAATTGACAAATTAGAAACTGAAATAATAGTACGAGGATATAAAAAGGAGAGTGAATTATATAAAATAGGAATGATAAGAATAAATCAATTAAATCAAATATTACACAAATATAGTTTTTAATGTTCCTTAAATTTTAAGGAAACTAAACATAGCAAATATGGAGCTATCCAATAAATAGCAGAAGGAGAGTAAAGTTATGGAAGAAAATTTAAAAGAAAATGAAGAAACAGGATTAACATTAGGATCAATACAAGATTTTGGAAGTTTATCACAAGGAACAGACACAATAGCAAATATTTTTACAAACATTAAGGACAAGAAAAAAATATTTAATTTAAACTCTAATGTAGATCATTTATTAAATGATTGCGTAGGTGAAATGATAAGAGTTAAAGATGTATTAATAAAAAGATATTTAAAACCAATGAAAGAACCAGTTATTAATGAAGAAACTGGAGAGATAGAAAAAGATAAAGAAATGAGTATGAGTGTTGTTTTAGTTGATACTGAAGGAAAATCATATGCAACAGGTTCAAAAGTATTTGGAATTCAATTAATGCAATATTTACAACTTTTTGGAAGTAAAGAAGGATTTGAACCTTTTGAAATAAAAATAGTAAAAAAGACAATAAAAGGAAGTTCAAATAAGGCCTTAGGATTTGAGTTAGTATAAACTAACTCAAATTTTAAAAAATTCAAAAGAAAGGAAATTCATGTAAAATGAACGAGAAACAAACAATAGTATTTCAGGATATAGAAGAATCACCTTTTTATTATAAATACGAAAATTTTACATTTTATTTTTCATCTCAATTTTATAGAAAAAATTTTAAATTAAAAATTGATGATTATATTAAACAAGAAACATACAAATTAAAAAATAGATATAAAATTTTTAATGCAAAATTCTATGAAATATTAAAAGAAGTTTTACTAATTTCATTATATAAAAAAATAGAAAAGAGGGGTTTTAAAGTTTATTTAAATGAAGTAAGGTATATAGAAGATGGCAAATAAAATAAGATGGAAAAAAGGAGATTATATATCACTAGGGAAAGCAGTATCTACATTTAATAAAACAGTAGCAAACTTATCTAATTCAGGAATAATACTTCCTGATTTAATAAACTATGATGATTTAAAAAAAGGAATTACTACTAGAAAAGAATTAAACAGAATGGTAAGTGCATTAAAAAGATTTAGACAACCTACAAAACAAGTAGGAGTTACAATTAATGAATTTAATATAACAAAATGGGAGTTTGAAGAAGTAAAGAAAGCAAGAAAAAGGGCAGAAAGAAGATTAACAGGAGAACTTGCTGAAATAGATGTAGGAATAATTGGAACAGGAAATAAAAGAGCAAACGAGATAATGGCCACTTTAGAAAGTTTTGAAAATTATCTTAGTAGAGATTATTTAACATATAAGAGAATTTCATCTTCAATATTGAAACAAGGAAAATCTGATTATGAATTTAAAAAAGCTTTGATATTTCAAGAAAATTTTATAAAAGCTTATGAAAAAATGGGTAGAAAAGAAGTTGTAATATATGCAAAAAGTTTTAGAAATCCTTTAGATTTTTGGGAAGCAATAAAAAATTCTGAATTTACAGATATTAAACTTCATTATGATATAGAAGAAGGTAGATTAACAATGCTTTTAGATAAAGATGATATTTATTATAATGAAATTCAAAGTTTATTAAGGGAATTTTATACTTAGTGAAAAAATATACAGCAGATTTTGAAACAGCAACATGGAATCCTGAAGAAACGTGGGTTTGGGCTTGGGCAATTTGTGAAATAGGAAATGAAGAAAATATAAAAATTGGAAATGATATTGAATCATTTTTTGAATTTTGTAAACATGAAAAAAATCCTGAAATATATTTTCATAATTTGAAATTTGATGGAGAATTTATTATTTCTTTTCTTTTAAATAATGGATATAAACATATAAAAGATAGAAAAGAAAGAGATGAGAAAACATTTACAACATTAATAACTGATTTAGGAATGTTTTATTCAATAACTGTTTATTTTAATAAAGATAAAAATCATTCTAAAAAAGTAACATTTTATGATTCATTAAAAATAATTCCATTTTCTGTTGATAAAATTGCAAAAAGTTTTAATTTAAAGGAACAAAAATTAGAACTTGATTATTTAGAAGAACGTGAAAAAGGACATATTTTAACTGAAAAAGAACAAGAATATATAAAACATGATGTAATAATTGTGGCAAAAGCTTTAAATGTTTTATTTAAACAAAATTTAACTAAAATGACACAAGGAGCAAATGCATTATATGATTTTAAAAATATAATAGAAAAATCAAGATTTAATCATTATTTTCCACTTATTGAAAAATGGGCAGATACAGATATTAGAAAAGCATATAAGGGGGGATTTACATATTTAAATCCTGAATATGAAAATAAAATAACAGGTTCGGGTGTTGTTTTAGATGTAAATTCTTTATATCCTTATGTTATGCATGAAAAACTTCTTCCTTTTGGAGAAGGAATAATGTTTGATGGTGAATATAAATTTGATAAAATTTATCCTTTATATATTCAAAGTTTTACTTGTTCGTTTGAATTAAAAAAAGGAAAAATTCCTACTATACAATTAAAAGATAAACATTATAAATGGGAGTTTTTACCAAATGAGTATGTTAAATCGAGTCATGGAAATATAATTAATTTAGTATTAACTAATATAGATATGGATTTATTTTTTGAAAATTATGAAGTTTATGATTTAAAATTTTTAAATGGTTGGAAATTTAAAGGAATGAATGGATTATTTACTGAATATATTGATAAATGGATAGAGATTAAAAATCAAAGTACAATTTCTGGAAATTCAGGAATGAGAACATTAGCAAAATTAATGTTAAATAGTCTTTATGGAAAATTTGCTACTTCTTTAGAAACAAAATCAAAAATTCCATATCTTTCAGAAGAAGGAATAGTAAAATATGAAATTACAAAAGCAGAAGAAAAAAATGGAATATATATCCCAATGGGAGTATTTATAACAGCATATGCAAGAGAAAAAACAATTAGAACTAGTCAAGCTATAAAAGATTATTCTATTAAAAAATATGGAAAAGATCTTTATTGTTATTCTGATACAGATTCAATTCATACTTTACTACCAATTGAAGAGCTAAACCAATTTTGTGAAATTGACAAAGTAAAACTTGGAGCATGGAAGCATGAATCAAGTTTTGAAGAAGCTAAGTTTGTAAGACAGAAATGTTATGTTGAAAAGTTTAAAGGAGAATATAATATTACATGCTCAGGTCTACCTAAAAAATGTATGTATAAAAAGGAAGGAATAAATGATAAATTATTTTATAAGACATATGAATATAATGCTTCAGGAAAAGCAGAAGAAATTGAAAAAGAATTTAATTTAAAAGACTTTGAAGTTGGTTTTTCTGCAAACGGAAAACTTTCATTTAAACACGTAAAAGGTGGAGTTATTTTAGTACCTTCAGAATTTTCAATAAAAGAACAAAAATTTATTTCAAAATTTAATTATAAATGATATAATTTTTATGTAAAGGAGATGAAAAATTATGATTGAAAAATATTTTGTTCATTTATTAGAAAATTCAAATTTAAAACTATTATTAATATTTATAACCTTTGATATTGTTTTCGGAATTTTAAGAGCTATCAAGGAAAGAAAACTTAATTCAACAATTGGAATTGATGGAATGATAAGAAAGGCAGGAATGATTCTTGCAGATTGTTTTTTATTCTTAATTGATAAAATTTTGAATTTTAACTTTTTAGGATTTGTTCCTGAAGATTTTTTATCACTCATTAATTTAAAGTTTATAGGAATAGGAGATTTGTTTAATATGTTATTTATAATATTTGAAGCACTTTCAGTATTAAAAAATATGTATAAATGCAAATTACCTATTCCTAAAAAGCTTCAAAAAGCAATTGAACAATTATTAACTGAATTTACTGAAGAAGTAAAAAAGGAGGATTGCAAATGAGAACAGTAAAAGAATTTATTGAAAATGTAATAAATGAATCTTTCGATTATGATAATGTATCTCGGAATACAATGTGTTGACTTAATTAAAAAATATATAAATGAATGTTATAATATAAAAATTCCAAATGGATTTGGAAATGGTAAAGAATATTATAATTCATTTGAAAATAAAAAATTATTATATGAGAATTTTGAAAAAATAAAAAATACACCTGAATTTATTCCTAAAATAGGAGATATTTGTGTATGGAATGAAAAAAGAGGAAAAGGTGCAGGTCATGTTGCAATTTGCACAGGATATGGAAATACAAAAAATTTTGAAAGTATTGATTTAAATTGGAATGGAATCAAAAAAGTAAAACGTATAAATCATAATTATACAAATGTTTTAGGATTTTTACGTAAAAAGAAAAAATTAGAAAATGGAAATTTTGTAAAAATAGAAGTAAAATTTACTGGAGCAGTAAATAAAGAAAATGCACTTGTAGAATTAAACAAAAAACAGTTCTGGATTGGCCTTGATGAATTTATTCCTAATGTTAAATTAAATAAATATTATATATACGGACAAATAGCATTTATAAAAGAATTTACTTCAGGAATTGCATTTCATTTTTTAGAAAATAATATTAAAAGAGAATTTCAACTTGAAATAGAAAATAATAAATTAGAAAGGATAAATTAAATGGCTGAATTTTATCAAGTTCAATATGGTGATCATATATGCGAAATAGCAAAAAAATATAATACAACTTGTGAGAAAATTATTAAATTAAATGAACTTACAAATATTGATTATATAAAAGAAGGCGATATTTTAAGAGTAAGATAGGAGGAAAAAATGGCAGAAGTAACGATTGGAAATAGTCCAATTCATCAAGATAGTATTTTAACAGCAGTTTATGGTCAAACAGGTTCATCATGGCCAACATGTGGATTCCATACTGGTACTGATTTTGCAAGATATGGATATACTGAACAACCTTTACTTTATTCAGTATGTGATGGAACTGTAATTTTGAAAAGATATGAAAATGTTTTAGGAAATATTGTTTTAATTCAAGATAATACAAATGGTTTATATTGGAGATATTGTCATTTAGCAGAAGAAAGTCCATTATCAGTAGGTCAACAAGTTAATTTAGGAACATTTGTAGGACAAATGGGACAAACAGGAACTGGAGCACATGGTATACATCTTCATTTAGAATGTTCTACTTCTAGTTCATGGAGTTGTGGAAATTTTGTTAATCCTTCTACTCAGCTTGGAATTCCAAATGTTTCAGGAACAATAGTACATTATGATGGTAGTATTCCACCTGTTCCACCACCTCCTCCACCATATATAACTAGAAAAAATAATTGGAAAAATTTATTTAGAAAAAGATATACTATTATTGACTAAAAATATTATTAAATATATAATAAAGGAGAGATTAAAAATTATGACAAACGAAGATTTTAAAAAACGAATTTCAGGAATTGAAGAAAAACTAGGAAAAGAGAATGCTTCAATTATAGCTGATGAACTTGCTAATTTAATTTCTGATAATATTTCAATGAATAAAATGATAGCGGATAAAGACAATATTATAACTGAAAAAACAGAATTAAATAATAAGCTTGTAATGGCTAATTCTTCACTATTACAGCAAGTTGGCGTTCCTGATGACACTAAAAAAATAACAAAAGAAAATAAAGAAGATGACGATGAACAAAAGATTTCTTGGGAGGACTGCTTCGATAAGAAGGGGAACTTCTTGAAATAAAAATATTAAAAAAGAAAGGAATGAAAAAATATGTTACCAAAAGGTTTAAAAAATTCTTTAAACAAAATAAGACAGATATCATCTGATATATATCATCAATACGTTCCTATTTTAGAAGATGATACAGATATATCAAGTCTTGCAACACCTGTATTAACTGTTCCTGAAGTTTACAATGAATTTTGTAATGCTCTTGTAAATAGAATAGTTTATACACAAATTGAAACAAAAATGTTCAATAATCCTTTAAGAGGATTAGAAGGTGCTGTTATGCCTTTAGGATATGCTGGACAAGAAATTTATGTAAATCCAGCTAAAGGTAGACAATACAATCCAGATGATTTTGCTGGAATCCTTCAAAAATATGAAGCTGATGTAAAAGTTCAATACTTAATTAAAAACATGGATATTCAATATCCTTTAACAGTTATTAGAACAAAATTAAAAGAAGCTTTTGTATCATGGGAGGACTTAGATTCTTTCATTACTGGCCTTACAAACTCTTTATATAATGGAATGTATATTGATGAGTTTAAATGGACTAAAGCTCTTGTTTCAAGTGCTTACAAAGGAAATATGGTAAATGTAGAACAAGTTTCTTCACCTCTTACAAGTGCTGATCTTGCAAAAACATTTACAGTTAAAGCAAGAGAATTATTCTTAAATTTCCAAATGCCTTCAACTTCATATAATGCGTGGAGTAAAGTAGGTGGAAGTGGAAGACCTATAACAACATGGACAAGTCCTGAAGATATTGTTATCTTAATAAGAAATGATGTAAGGGCGTATATGGACGTCGAAATTTTAGCGAACGCTTTTCAAATAGATCGCACCGTCTTATTAGGAAATATTTATCCAGTAGATAATTTTGATGTATATGATGATGAAGGAACAAAGATATTTGATGGTTCTAATATCTTTGGAATGATTGCAGATAGAAGTTGGTTTAAAATTAAACCTGTTGATCAATTCATGGAGAATGGATACAACGCTAATAACAGAGCAATGCAATATTTCTTAAATAATATTAAAATGTATGAATTCTCATTATTTGCAAATGCTGTAGTATTTGCTACAACAGAAGCAACAGTTAATCCAACTGCATTTAAATTTTTAGTAAATGGAGAAGAAAAAACTTCATTAACAGTTACAGAAGCAACAGATGTTGAAGTTGTAACAGTTCCATATTCAGCAAATGCTTCTATTACTTATGCTTCTTCTGCAACAGAAAAAGCAACAGTTGCTAAAAAGGATTCACAAAATAAAGTTATAACAATTACTCCAGTAGCTGATGGAAACACTAACATTACAGCTACCGTAGGAAGTGTAACAGGAACTTTAGCAGTTACTGTAGATGTATAACTCTTTTCATATTTATATACTCCTATCATAGGAAGGAAGATTGATTTCTTCCTTCCTTTTTAAATAATATAGAAAGGAAATTTTAAATTATGGTTATAGCTCCAAATAATGAAATTATATTATTAGAAGTTCCAATTGAAATAGATAATAAAAATCAATTAACTTTTTCAAATAGTAATACACAATTTAATTATTTTAGAAATATTTCAGTTAAAAAACAATATGATAAAGTTACTTATATTAGAAAAGATGGATATGTTGTTATAAATGATTGCTTTGATAATTTAATTAAATATAATTATTGTATGTATCAGAATGAAAACTTTTCAAATAAGTGGTATTATGCATTTATTATAAAGGTAGAATGGTTATCTCCTAATTCTACTAAAGTATATATTAAAACTGATGTGTGGCAAACATATCAATTTGATATAACATGGCTTAAATCTTTTGTTGATAGAGAAATGATAAATGTAGCTTCAGATATTCCTGGAACTAATTTAATAAATGAAGGATTAGAAACAGGAGAATATATTGAAAATACCTCTACTTCAATAAATGGACTTGGAATTTGTTATGTTATAGCTTTTGGAAGAGATCCAACTGAAGTATCAGGATCAGGTGCTTCTACTTCTTTATATAATGGTTGTTTTGTAAATCGGAATTGCTTCAGGATTATGGTATTATATTGGAAATATGAATAAAGTATTAGATATGTTAAAAATAATAAATACAGCAGGATTTGGAGATGATGTTAAAGCAGTTTATTCAATTCCTACAGTTGCAATTTTAGGTTGGGATAGTTCATATACAATTGAAGAACTAGATGATAGATATCAAGTATGGGGATTCTGGGTTAATAATCAATTTTATGGAGATGGAAGAGATTTCACATTAAATTCTACCCCAACTTCTTTAGATGGATATACTCCTCGAAATCGGTAAATTAAAACAATATCCATATTGTTATTTAGGATTTACTCCAACAAATGGCCAACAATCAATATTTAGATATGAAGATTTTAATAATGGAACTCCATCTTTTAAATTAATATCAGAAATAAATCCTAATCCTTCAGTTTATTTTATTCCAAAAAATTATAAAGGTTCTACAGGTATAAATATTTCAGAATCTGTTATCACAAATGGTTATCCTTCAATAGCTTATAAAACAGACTTTTTTTCAAATTGGATTGCACAAAATTCATCAATTGTAAATTTTAATAAAGATAGAATGGTTACTGATTATTATATGGGAGTTACAAAAGGCGGTATTAATTTAATGAGTAATGCAATTGGTACTGCTATAGGGTTAGCTACAGAAAATAATATTGGCGGTAATATGATAGGACAAGGTGTAAATTATCTTTTTGATGCGTGGGCAAATAAAGAGAAAACTCAAATGGGTATTGAAGAACAGATGTTACAGGTAGAAAAACAAACAATGCTTCCTAATAAAGGAGCAGTTGGAGGTTCAAATGCAACATTACTTGGTTATGATTATATGAATTCAGATGTATTTACTAGATATTCTATAAAAAGACAATTTGCTGAACGTCTAGATTTATATTTTGATATGTATGGATATAAAACATCAACATTAAAAATTCCTAATCTTAATAATAGGCCAAATTGGAATTTTGTTAAAACTATCGGTTGTAATATTTTACAAAAAGATGGATATTCTGTTCCTCAAGAAGATTTGCAAGAAATTAAATCTTTATTTGATAATGGTGTTACTCTTTGGCACAATCCTTCAACATTTTTAGATTATTCACAAAATAATAGAACTTCATAGACTATTTTTATTATTTAATATATAATAAATGTAGATTTTAAAGAAAGGAGAAATTAAAAAATGGCTAAGAATAGGAAACCTGTTTTAAAAACTGCAAACTCTCAGTTTATTGAAAATAACGTTTTAAATGATGTTACTTTTGATTTTTATTTAAGATGTTTTAAAAAACTTTGTCTTAGTATGTTTGAATGGGTGAACCTTCCAAAAGGAATGGATTCAAGATTTTTAGAAGAAGTTTTATATTATAATGGAATAGCTACTCTGTTATATGATGAAACTTTAGGATTTATTAATACTGCTTCTACTCCTTCTGGTAACCTAAATATATATGGTTTGCCTACTTCAATTAATTGCTTCAGTTATGGTTTTTCATCTATTAGAAATCTTTATACTGGCCTTGCTAATGAAACTGCTAAAAAGAATGATTGTATTTTAGTTCTTAATTGTCAGGATAAAGAATCAACTTTTTGTAGTATGGAAATTTTTGCTTATCGTATGTATAAGGCTGAACGTTCTTCAGATATCAATATTAATAGTACAAAGTCACCAATTGTCATAATGGCAAGTGATAAAACAAAACTTTCTATGGTTAATGCTTACGCTCAATATGATGGAAATCAACCTGTTATTGTAGGTAAAAAAGGACAATTTGATTTAAATGATATTACTTCAATTGATACAAGAGCTGAATTTATTGCAGATAAACTACAGGATTATAAAAAAGAAATATGGAATGAACTTCTTACTTTTCTTGGTATTAATAACTTAAATGAAAAGAAAGAACGTATGGTTACAGATGAAACAAATCAAAATAATGAAGTAATTAACTTAAATCTTCAAAGTTTTCTAATTCCTAGAAAAGAAGCTTGTAGACAATTTAATGAACTGTTTAAACCTAAAGATGAATTATCGGTTCGTGTACGTTCAGATTTACAAAATACTATTAAGAAAATGGAATCTATTGTTACAGATTATAATCCACCAATTCAGGAAGAAGGTGAATTAAAATGATAACTGAAAATTATACAATGACTCTTTATGAAATTATTAATAACTTCTTTACTCGTGAAGAAGTAGAAGGTTGGTTTAAAGATTATGAACTTTCAGATTTTTTAACAGAAGAACAAATTGATACTATTGAAGAAGCTGGAATATGGAATAAAGATAATCTAGCTACAAAAATTGTAGATCATTACTTAATGCAACAAATAGGTTTTGAAACAATGGCTCTTTTTAGACATTATGCAAAAATTACTATGAAAGAAATTATGGAATCAAAACTACCAGTCATTTATTCAATTGCTATTAAATATGATCCTTTAGTCAATGTTGATTATATTGAAACAATGGAAAGAACTATTGATTCTGAAGGAAATTCTTCAGGATTAAATGTTGGTTCTGATACTCCTCAAGGACAAATTTCAAAACAAGCTATTCTACAAGGTGAATATGCAACAGGAACTTCAGCTTCTGAAGGTGAAGCAACAAATAACTCTGAAGAAAATTATACTAAAAGAATAAAAGGAAATTCAGGTGTTTCTGCTACTGCTCAAAAAATGATTGAACAATATAGAAATAATATAAGAGCTATTGATTATGAAGTTATTCAAGAACTTGAAAATCTTTTTATGATTATATTTTAAAGAAAGGATAAAAATATTATGGAAAATCAAATTACTCCTAATCCTCAAGTACCTACTCAAATTATTGCTAAATTAAAGTTTCCAAAAGTAATTAATAATTTAGGAATTATTCCTACTTCTTATAAGGATTCTATGAATTATTATGAATGCTTAGCGTGGCTTTGTAAATATCTTGAAGAAACAGTTATTCCTACTGTAAATCAAACAGGTTCAGCAGTTCAGGAACTTCAAGGTTTATATATAGAATTAAAAGATTATGTTACTCATTATTTTGATAATTTAGATGTTCAACAAGAAATAAATCAAAAATTAGATGATATGGCCGAACAAGGAACCCTTCAAGAAGTTATTTCTTCTTATTTAAATACAAAAGCAATTATTTGTTTCGATACTGTATCAGATTTGTCTCAAGCTGAAAATTTAATAAATGGAAGTTTTGCAAAAACTTTAGGTTTTTATTCTATTAATGATCTTGGTGGTGCTATTTATAAAATTAGAAATTTAACTATAGATGATACTATTGATAATATGACTTTAATAGAACTTGAAAATCTACCTACTTTAGTCGCTGAATTAATAAAAACAGATACTATGAATGTTTGTCAATTTGGTGTTGAAAATAATGTAGAATCTACATTAAATTTTCAAACTGCTTTGAATTTTATGGAAGGTAATAAAATTATTATTCCTGATATTACTTTAATTTTAAATAATACAATAACTTTGCCTGATACAATTGATATTGAATGTTTCGGAAAAATTCAATATTCAGCTGATATTACTTATTTATTTCAAAATCTAAGTAGTGATTGTAATATTAAACTTACTGGCCTAGATATTGAAAAAATGGATAATTCTTTTGAAAATTTAAACAGATTTATTTATATTGCTTATGGAAGTTTAATTGTAGAAAATTCAAAATTTAAAAATTGTGGTACTGCTGTTCATTGTGAAGGTAAAAAACTTATTGCTAATAATATAACGATAAATAATGCATATGGAACTGTTCCTCAATATGGTTATGGTCTTAATACTTCTGCTATTGAAAATGTTATAGAAAATGTTTTTGTAAAAAATGATAGTAGTTTGCAAGGTCGTCATGTTATTTATTTAAATGGTACTCAAATGTATAAAACAACTATCTCAAATGTAAATGTTGAGAATTGGTATCATAATCCTTTTGCTATTCATGTTCATGGCTCTAGTGCACCAGATATTATAATTGAAAATTGTAAATTTATAAACTGCTTAAAAGCTCCTACAGGTAGTGAAATAGCAGGTATTATATATGTGCATGCTGAAGATAATACAAGACTATTTGTTAATAATTGCGTGGCAAGAAATATTATATTCAGATTTTTGACTTCAATGTCATCAAATACAAAAGTTAGAATTTCTAATTGTTATTTGAGACATGATTTATCAGACACGAGTGTAAATACAGACAACTGCTCTATTTATTTAAGATATAGTAATCATCATGAAATATATAATTTATATATAGATAATACAAACGATACAAATTTTAAATGGGGTATTTTTGTTAGAAATATTTCACAATGTTTTATCGATAATATAATTATGAGAGGAAATAATGCTAATTATCTTGTTTACTCTCAAGATGCTCATGTTTATTTGGGTAAATATTATACTACTATAGATAATGTTACTTATGGAAATGTTTCTCCATATCCTACATTTATATCTTAATATTTAAAGAAAGGAGTTTATTGTTATGAATAATCAAAATCCTTCAATTCCTGAACAAAATATTACGAAAATTAAATCACCAAAATGCTTTATGAATTTAGGTACAATTCCTACTTCTTATAAAGATTCTATGAATTATTATCAAACTGTTGCATGGCTTTGTAAATATTTACAAAATGATGTTATTCCTGCTTTTAATAATGTTATTGAAAATGTTAATGAATTACAGGATTTTCTTCAGGATTTTTCAGTTGATATTGAACAGGAACTTGAACAAATTACTAATTCTATTCCTACTAAATTAAGTCAGTTAGAAAATGATACTAATTTCATTAATAAAGATGTTAATGATCTTACTAATTATTATGATAAATCTTATATTAATAACTTAATTGGAGATATAGCCACTCTATTAGATACAATAAATGGGGAGGTGATTTAGTATGGGAACAATAGCTGAAAAAGGAGAATATCTAAATAATACTAAATTACTTCTAAAACAAAAGATAAATAACCTAGGTGGAGATATAGATAATAATACTACATTTAGGCAATATTCAGAAGAATTACAAGATATATATGATAATCTTCCTAAAGCTACAGGAGAAGGTACAGAAGTTAGTTTAAATACTGTAAAAGGTAGAATGCTTATTACTGAAAAAGGAAATACTATACAAGATGGAACACCAACACCAGATAATGAAATTCCTATTAAAGTTGTTACTGGTGAAAATACAGTTATAGTTGGTGGAATAAATAAATATAGTAGTGAAATTGAACAAGGTGGTTTTTTTTCAACGGGTTTAAATGCTGAGTCTAATAATAGGATACGCAGTAAAGATTATATTGAAGTTAAACCAAATACTACATATACTATAAGTGCTAATACAATAACCTCAAATACTTTACAAGTAAGCATAAGCGAATACACACAAAACGATTATACAACTCCAAGAATTAATTCTACAGCATGGACAACTTTGCCTTATACTTTTACAACACAATCTAATACTAAATATATTCGTAATTTGTTTAAGTTTAGTAATGAAAATAATTTAGTGCCAAGTGATGTGAATTTAGTGCAACTTCAAACTGGCTCAACAGCTACCCCATACGAACCTTATATATCTCCTTTATCTAAACAACTTGATTTAGGTAGTATAGAACTATGTAAAATAGGTAACTATCAAGATTATATTTATAAAAGTAATGATAAGTGGTATAAGAAAGAGTATATAGGAAAACACATAAACAACGGAACACAGGGTACTTTCTCAAAACCTAGTACAAATAGATTTAATATTGACGATGCAATAAATGACTACCTAAAAGCAGCAAATATAATTTTATATATGAGTAATGAGTATAAGTGTTATATCGAAACAGGCGACAATGCAAGTTTTAATACATTAGTGGCAAACGAAAATTATGGTTTAAATTTATCAAATGGAAATACGAGTTTTGTAATTAGAATAAAAGACACAAATTATGATAATGTAGACAATTATAAGACATGGTTAAGCACACATAATTTGGTTTTCTATTATGTACTAGCAACATCACAAGATATAGAAATAACAAACCAAACTCTAATATCTCAATTAAATGCTATAGATAATCTTATGAGTAATAATGGTACTACTATTATTTCTTCTGAGTGTGAAGAAGGTAATTCATTAATGATTTTAGATGTGAGTGCTTTGAAGGGTGCGTAAAGATTTTTTCTCACCTCTTAAATGTTCCACGTGAAACTTTGTAACATAATTGTAACATAATTGTAATAGAATTGTTATTGACAAACGGTGTTGTAAGTGCTCCCCAGCTTTGCTCTAAGATTAGAGCATTGCTTGGGGAATTTTTTGCGTTATATGCGTTGCAAGTATTT